TCGCCGGTGCTGAAGCCACCGCGGCAGCCGCCTTCGATCAGCGCCTGCTGGGCGCCCCACTTCTTGCGGTATGCGTCATAGGCTTCCAGGTGCATTTCCCACGGAATGCCCGGGGTGTAGCCCTGAACCGGCGCCATCTTCTCTCGGGTGTCGACCATCACTTGCCCTCCGCCTTGTCCAGCGCGGCGGCGCGCTTCGTCACGGTCGCCTGGCGTTTGTCTACGTCGGCCTGCGCGGCAACCAACTTCTCGCGGCCGGCGGCGATCGCGGCAGCCTTGGTCGGGTGCAGGTCGGTGTGGTGGTAGTGCTTCCCGCCCTCGGCCAGATCCCATTCACTGGCGCCGCCCCAGCTGCTGTAGGGCTGGGTGATCGTCACTTCCTTCGGTTTGAAGGAGGGTTGCAGCACCCATGCCTGACGCGGGTAGGTGCGCGTGGTTTTGTCTAAGTCACTCATTACTTATCACTCTCGGTTATAAAAGCGCGGCCGGGTGCCGCGCTGGGGGTTATGCTGTTGCGTTTTGCGCCGCCAGCAGCGCATCGATCTGCTCGGGCGACAGGGACTTGAGTTTCTTGAGCTTCTCGTTCTCTGCCTTGCGGGCCTGCCGGCGCTCTTCCTGCTGGGCCAGCTTCTGGGCCGCGCGCTCATCCTTGAGCATCGCGATCGCCCGGTCCTGCACCTCGGGCGGCACGAACCTGATCATCGCCATCAGAAAGTCGCCCTTGCTCAAGGGCTTGTTCTCGCCGGCGTGCTTCTGGCAGATTTCGACCAGCTTCTCGTCTGCGTCCGCCGCGATTGCGACTCCGATTCGTACATCCAACATTGCGATTACCTTTTGCGATTAGCTCGATCTGACCATTATAGACAAGCGCGCATAAGTGCATAAGATTTTTGACGAAAAAAAGCCCCGCACAGGGCGGGGCCGGGGTCAACCACGGGCTGGCGTCACATTCGTGCCATGAACCCGATCTTGGCGTCGCCGCCACAGCCGTGTTCGCCGTCGCCATCGTCATCATCGTCGTCTCCGTCGATGATGCCCAGGCGCCGCAGCTGGTCGATGCCGACCGAGTCCTGGAACACCGGCATGTCCTGGATGAAGAACAGGCCCAGGACGGCCAGCGGGTTGTGGGTGATCCAAACCACGGCCATCACCGCGAGGATGATGAACAGGTTGGTCGTGGTGACAAGGCTGGTAGTGCGGGAGTTGAGGGACATTGCATTTCCTTTCGTAAGTCACCGGTGAGTGACAACTCAGGATAGCCGGGCCGCGCCGGCATGTCCAATTATGCGACCTTCTTCACCAGTCCGACCGTTGCGTATGGGAAGTCGGCCACGATGTTCTCCCCAAACCCCTCGGTGGTCTTGACGATGTGCATGCGCTGCTTGGCGTGGTCCTTGAGGTGGTTGTTGAAGTCGTCGGTGAAGTCGAGCACGAAGCACACGTTCGGCAGCCCGCCCTTCTTCTCGCGCAGACCCCGGCCGATCCGCTGGCGCAGCGCCACCTCGGCCTTGCCGCCGCCGGCCAACACCACCATGCCGACGGCCGGCACGTCCACGCCGACGTCGAGGATGGTCGAGCCGATCAGGACGTCGATGTCGCCGCGCTTGAGCGCCTGCAGCGCGGCCTGGCGCTCATCCTGCTCGTGCTTGCCGAAGATGTAGCGGGACCGGATGCCGGCCTTGGTGAGCATCTGGTGCAGGATCTCGCCGTGGTCCTGGCGCTGCACCAGGATCATCGTGGTCAGGCCGTAGCGCACCGCGCGGATCGACTCGACGACGATGTGCTTGTTGCGCAGCTCGTTCTGGACGATGCCGACCTCGACCGCGCGCTGCCAGGGCGTCGACCGGTACAGCTTCTCGGGCTTTTCCTTGAGCTTGATGTACTTGAAGTAGGGCCGGGCCAGGATGCCGCGGTCGATCAGCATCTTCTCGCTGATGCGGATCGCCACCGGCCCGGAGCACGCCTGCAGGCGCATGTTTGCCTCCTGGCTGTCCTTCATGAACGGGGTTGCCGTCAGCGCCAGGCGGTAGTGCGCGTTCTTGCAGTGCTTGAGGATTTCGTAAAACGAGTTGCCCGAGACCTCGTGCGCTTCCTCCAGGATCACGAATTCGAAGAACTCGAGGATCTTGATCATGCGTGCCTTGTCGGCGGTCTTGCGCGCGGCCACAACGTCGTCATCGCCTTCCTCCGGACCCTTGAGCCTGCTGATGATGGTCTGCACCATGCCGACGTTCACGCCCTGCTTCGGGGTGAACTCGCCGTCGCCGATCACGCCGACCTTGCGGCCCAGGTCCGCAAACGACGTGCCCATCTGATGCATGAGGATGCCCCGGGTGGTCAAAAAGAGGGTGGGGCGCGCGATGCGGGCCACGCACAGCTTCGCGATCCGGGACTTGCCGCCGCCGGTCGCCACCTGCGCGATGATCTGGCCGTGCTTGAGCAGCTTGTCCACGACCTCGGGCTGGTAGTCGTAGCGCGGATCGGCCGGGAAGTCGTCGACCTTCGGGTTGACCGGGCCGAGCGGTTCCGGCAGCGGCTGGCGAGCGACGTGGACCTTGACGCCCTTCTTGATCAGGCCGCCGGCCACCAGGGAGAGAAAGCCGCGGGGGAACGTGGAGCTGTCCCAGGTGAAGAAGGATGCCTTGCCATCCCAGTTGCCGGACTTGAACGCGCCCGAGTGCTCGGCGCCGTCAACGGTGTAGGTAAGGATGCTCTGGACGAGCAGCTTTTCCTCGCGCGTTGCATTCATGAGCTTGGCGGTGGTTGCGTTTGCGGCGATCTGGACTGTCATGGTTTGCCTGAACGTAATCGGTAGATTTATAATTCACGAGTGACTTAATTTTACTTTATATAAGACCGCATGGCTACCAAACCCCAGATGTCCGAAGTCGACATCGACGCCCTGAATCCCAATCCGTGGAACACGAACCACGTTTCGGCCGAGAACGAGAAGAAGCTTGAAGCCAGCTTTGAAAAGTTCGGTTGCTACAAGCCCATTGTAGTCAGGCAGCTGGAGAGCGGTGAGCTGCAGATCCTGGGCGGCGAGCACCGCTGGAAGACGGCAAAGCGCAAGGGCTACAAGACGGTTCCGATCGTGAACCTCGGTATCGTGGACGACCAGCGCGCCAAGGAAATCGGCCTGGTCGACAACGGCCGCTATGGCGAGGACGATTCGCTCGAGCTGGCGGCCCTGCTGAACAGCATGGGCAACGTCGACGAAATCATGGGCTTCCTGCCCTACGCGGAAGACGACCTGTCCGCGATCTTCGCTTCTTCCTCCATCGACTTCGGCTCCCTGGACATCCCGGACGACGCCGACGACAAGATCCCCGAGCTGCCGACCAAGGCCGCGGTCCAGACCCACCAAGTCATGCGCTTCAAGGTGCCTGTCGAGGATTCGGAAAAGATCAGCGCCCTGATCGAGCGCACCATGAAGTCCCAAGGCTTTACCGACGACGACTCGATGACGAACGCCGGCAACGCCCTGGTCCACCTGCTGAAAGAGCTGAAATGAAATTCGACGAGTGCCAGGACTGCTACTTCTACGGCGTCGAGCCGGCGATGTGCGACGAGTGCGAGGATGCCGACCAGTTTGAACCGAACGAGGGCGACGACGATGCCTTCGGCCAGCTGCTGCAGCTGTCCCGGACGCCGGCGAAGGTGATCCCGATCCGCAAGTCGATCGATTCCATCAAGCGCTCGCCGGCGCCGCAGGACGAAGAGCTGGAACTTTGCTACGCCTAACTTTTTGCACCGATGCATAAGTCACCGGTGACATATGAAAGCCACACCATGAAAATCAAGATGATGGACATCGACGATGTCCGCCCCTACGAGCTGAACGTCAAGAAGCACGAGAAGGACCAGGTCGCCCGCATCGCCGAGTCGATCAAGCAGTTTGGATGGGACCAGCCGATCGTCGTGGACAAGAACCACGTCATCATCAAGGGCCACGGCCGCCGCCTGGGCGCCAAGCACCTCGGGCTGACCCAGGTGCCGGTGCTGGTGCGCGACGACCTGTCGGAAGACGAGGTCCGCGCCGCGCGCCTGGCCGACAACCGCGTCGCCATCAGCGACATCGACACCGATATGTTCCGCGAAGAGCTGTCCACGCTGAACTTCGACCTGGCCGGAATGTTCGACGCCAAGGAAATCGACTTCTCGATGGCCGACCTGGGCACGATGATCGACACCTCGATCGTCGTGGACCTGTCGGCCGCCGTCGACGCGCAGGAAGAGGCGACGCACGCCAAGGTCGAGGAAATCAAGGCCAAGCGCGTGCCCCTGGTGAAGATCCTGGGCTTCAAGGACGTCGCCGGCGAGGCCGCGATCCACCTGAACCGCTTCATGGCGCTGGTCGAAGAGCAGACCGGCCTCAAGGGCGACGAGGCGTTCGTCCAGTTCTGCAAACAGGTGAGCGCGTGATCTACACGTTCCGCGACCCGCGCGCGGTCATCCACTGCACCACCTGCGGCAAGCCGCTGGAGGGCATCCCGATGGACCGCGGCGACTTCCTGTTCGTCATCGAAGACGCGGTCCACCCGCATTCGATCTTCCCGAAGCAGGCAGCCGCATGAGCATGCTCGATGGCGTCTCCATGGGCGTGTGCGCGTGCATGGGTCCGGCATATGGCGAGCCTCACTGCATCTGCGTGATGGAGCGCCTGGGCCTGCCCCTGAACCTGGAAGCCCGCGCGGCCGCGGCTGCCGAATCCGGCCCGCTGCTCGCAGAACTCTTCGCGCCTGGCGCCATTTTCCACCCCAAGAAACGAGAACACGCATGACCATCTACAACATCGACAAGCGCTTTTCCACCCGGGTCCAGCGCGACCAGCGCGTCCTGGAAGTTGCCGAATCGTTCGGCATCGGCCTGGAGGACAAGGAATTCGTCATCTTCGACAACCTGCAGCTGGAAGTGAAGCAGGGCGACATCGTCTACATCACCGGCCAGTCCGGCTCGGGCAAATCGCTGCTGCTGCGCGAACTGAAAGCCCAGATGGGCGCCGAGGGCAAGAAGGTCGTCGACCTGGACTCGGTCTCGATCGACCCCGACACCCCACTCATTTCCCAGATCGGAAAGAACACCAATGACGCCATTCGAATTCTCGGTATTGCTGGCCTCAATGACGCATACCTTTTCGTGCGCAAACCCGGCGAACTATCCGATGGTCAGCGCTACCGCTTCCGGCTTGCAAAAGCTATTGAGACCGGTGCCGACGTTTGGATTGCCGACGAGTTTATGGCCGTGCTTGACCGGACGGCTGCCAAGGTGATCGCGTACTCGGTCCAGAAGACCGCGCGCCGCGCCGGCGCCACCGTGATCGTCGCCACGACCCACGGCGACATGGTCAAGGATCTCGGCCCAGACCTGTTCATCGAAAAGCGCTACCGCGAAAAGCTGCGCGTCGAGGTCGTCGAGAACGCCGCGGCACTGGCCGCCGAGCGCACCGTCACCGCCGACGAAATCAACGAAAAACTCCTGAAAGCGATGTAAATATGAAACAAGTCAACGAAACCCAGTTCACCAGCGAAGTCCTGCTGCCATCCTTCAACCGCCCGGTCGCGGTTCTTTTCTCCGCTGCTTGGTGCGGTCCCTGCAAGGTCATCAAGCCCCGTATCGAGCGCCAGAGCGCTTTGCTGGGCTTCGACATCACTTCTGTCGACGCGGGTGAAGAAAAAGCCCTGGCGGGCTTCTACGGGGTCCGCGCGGTGCCCTCCCTGACGGTTTTCCGTGACGGGAAGGTCGTGGCAAGCGCGGCCGGCGCCGGCAACCTGGGCGAGCAGCAGCTGATCGACTTCCTGAACGCCAACGGCTTCAAGATTCCGGCGCGCCCGGCGGAGGATTTCTGATGGAAGCGATCAAACTGCTGTTCCTGCTGGGCG